GGCCAGAGCAACATCTCCCATGACCTTCTTGAAGTCAGCGATTCTGTTCTTCGCACCAACGATCGCACCGTCCACGGTATACTCACCGCTCTGTTCAAACTTTCGTGACGGGGAACGGATCCAAAGGGTATTATTGTAAGCGTGAAGCGCTTCATTTGCAATTCCCACAGCTGCATTACGAACAGCTGGCCGCTTACTACTGAGGCCGCTAATGATGCCGTCCGCCGTATTAGCGCCTGACTTCTTAGCATCTTCCTCCAGCTTAGCCATTTCGTTGTTGAAATCCGTTCGCATTCCGGCCCATGTGCCGGCAAGGGTTTCTTTGCTTTCGGACACACCACGAAATGCAGCATTGATTTCATCGACGCTGGTCGCAGTGCCATTTACCAAGGCATCCAGAATCTGCATAGACTCCTGAGAACCATCGGACAGCTGCTCAACCAGAGCTTTATCCAGGCCCATATCCACAGCCTTCTGCAAGTTCGCATTGTAGTTAGTAAAGGCCTCCTGCTGCTTGCGCCAGTTTTCAATGATCTTCTCAGCGGAATAGTCGCTCTCCATGGAGAGCTCCTCGAACAGACCGATCTGGGAGTTGATGGATTCCAGGGCCTCATCCTTTGCGTCCGCATAGGCCTGCTCCAGTTCAGCAATTGCCTTCTGCGTCTTTTCTGTGGCAAGCTGGTGTTCATCCTGGGCATCAGTAGCAGTCCCGGTGGATTTCTCAAACAAGCGGATGGCGTCTTCTGCTTCCTGAATTTCATCGTCATAGGATTCCATGACTGTAGTGGCAGAGGATATGGACTCGTTAAGTTCACCCTGCGTGATTCTATTTAGCTCCAGTTCATGCTCCAAACCCCTAACCGCCATGTCCGCGTCTAGGGCGCTGGCTGTTGCTTCGTCCATCCGTTTCCTTGCTGCATCTTCGACATCCTTGCCTTGGCCGAGAGATGCATAATACGCCTCCTCGGCGGCACGCAACTCAACGATTGCAGCTTCACTGGCCGCGACTGCATCCCCGTGGCGTTTTTCCAGCTCTTCCGCCTCATCCACAAGCAGGTTAAGCTTGGCCTGGTAGGTCACAAGCTCAGCCTGGGCCTTGCCCTGGGCCTCAAGCACATCCGAGAATTTATCCTGGAGGGCTTTTGCCGTGGCATTCTCCTTCCAAGCATCGATGTTGGCGCGGATAGCGGCAGTATCTTCAGTGACAAGGCCGGTCTGCTCATCGATGGTCAGGTTCAGGTCCGGGATCAGCTCGTTCAGCTGTTCCACTACCAAGGCATATTCCCGTTGGGATTCCGCGGTATCCAGGCCTGCCGCTTCCAGCTCCTCCAGGCGCCCTACATAGTACTGGGCGGCATAAGCTGCGCCGTCGACCTCGCTTTTCGTCTCCGCAAAGCGGGCCTCGGATTCAGCAACCGTTTCTTCCAGCTTCTCGACGGATTTGGAAAGGCTGTCGCCCGCATCCTGAGCGCTGGTCGCTGCCAGGGTAATCAGAGTCACGGCACCAGCGATCACGCCGGCTAAGACCCCAGGGGCTTGCCATGGCAATCGTACCACTGGCCGCCACCGCATTGCGTGCGGTGGTAGCTGCCGTACCAATACCGAGGATACCGCTTGCCAAAGAGGCGAACTCCGTAACCTTCTGGGTGATCTTCATAGCCACAATGCCGGCAGTAATGGCAGCGATCGCCTTTACAATGCCAGGGCCATACTCGATCACGCCATCGGCGATGTCCTCCACGGTCTCACCGAATTTATCCCAGTCGGTATCCTCGATCAGCTCATAGGCTTCATCGGTGATCTTCTGGGTAATAGGGGTCAGCTTCTTCAGGGCAGGCTTGCCGGCTTCTGCCTGAAGCTGGCGCATGGCCTCCGCTAGCTCGCCGGTGATATTCTCCCAGGAATCAGACTCCCGGGCTGCCTGTCCCAGGGCACCGGAAGCAGCGTTGCCGGCTTCCACCATAGCCAGGAGCACATCTACCTTCTGAGATTCGGACAGCTCCTGGAAGCTCTTGGCATAGAGCTCGTTGGCCTTGGTGTTCCGGGAGGTCTCCGTAGCGGCAATGCCCAGAGCAGCATCGTTAGCATAGTTACCCTTGATGAATGCCTGGATCTGCTCCGTGGCTTCCTCGATGGACTTATCGTAGTAGGCTGCGTTATCCGCAGCCGCCACCATGGCGCGGGATGCGACAGTCAAGGCTTCTGCCGAGCCAGACCCCGAGGTCTTGGCAAAGGCGTATATCTTGGTAAAGCTGCCCTGCATGCGGGTGGTGGCGATGTTCGTGTCGTTGGAGATGCCCTCCAGCGCATCCTCGGCTGAGGCCTGCATATCCCCGAAGGTCTGCTCCAGCTGGGAATTGGCTGCCTTGACCTCGGCGGCAGCTTCAATGGAATCTACCGCAAAGTCCTTGACCAAGCCGCCCAACTCCCGCAGGCCGTCCATAATCACATCGGAGATCACATTGGCAGAGAGGATATCGCCAAAGTCCAGGGCAGCCTTGCCGGCATCCTTGGATTCATCAGCAAACTCCTCCATTGCATCACCGGCACTGTCCAGACGGGTTTTGGTGTCCTTCAGCTCACCTTCCAGCTTGGCAACCGTTGCCTGGGTATCAAACAGCGCGCCCCGCAGCCGGGTGGCTTCAATGGATTCTTCGCCGAATTTGGCCGTTGCCTTTTTAACAGCATCCTCCAGCAGGGCCTGCTTTTTCTGCTGCTCGGCAATCTGCTTCTCCAGCTGCTTGGAGGTGGCCCGCAGCTTACCTTGCTCATCGCCCTGGGCATCAAAGGCGGCGGTAACCGCCCGGGTCTCTGCTTCCAGAGCTTTGTAGGTATCGTTTATTTTTTTGATGTCCTTGCGAAACTGCGCTTCGCCGTCAATGCCGATCTTCGGCCCGATATTATAAGACATAGGGTCACCTCAAATTCAGTGCTTCCATAAAACTCTTGGGGGTGCTGCCGGCTTTCGGCTCCGCACCGCTGGCGATGGCGTGACAGTCTATCATTTCCAGCATCTCACCGATGCGGGTATGAAGAATCTCGCCCTTTTGCATGCCCAGCAGCCGCCCCCAATACAAAAACCACGCAGAGCAGACTTTTACGCCTGCTCTGCGTTTTTTGCGTTTTTTGAGTACGATGCCTCAATATCCTGTGCCAGGGATTCATTGACCGCCGTAATAACGGCATCCCGGTATTTCCGTGTGGTGCCTACTGTCAGCAGGTGGCACAGGGCATCTGCATCCGGCACTTCTCTGCGCTCGGTCTTTTCTCCGTCAAAGCGGGCGTTGATCAGGCGATTCTCTTCGCCCTCCTGGATCAGCAGGCCCAGGAGCCACGCCGTATTGTACATGGCCCGGCCCAGCTCGAATTTCTCGCCGGCGTCCTTTCCGTCGAGGAATGCGCCGATATTGCTGATGCTGCCGCACTTCTCATTGACCTTATCCACGGCTGCCACAGTCAGGCAGAGGGGGAACTCCTTCCCCCTGATCTCTACCGTGACCATGATCAGGCCTCCTTGCCAACGCCCAGCATAGCTTCCAGGATCGCGATAGCCTCTGCCTCAGTGGTCTGCTCCTCGAACAGATACTTCCAGTCGCGGTTAGCACTGTCATCCCGGTGGATGTTAGCGGTAAGGGTCTGGGTCTGCCAGTCCTTCTGGTTCTCCCGGGTCTTGGCTTCCGTGCCATGCACGACAAACTTCGCCTTGGGCAGCACCATGGGCTGGTAGGTGATCTTGCCGCCGGACTGGAACTCGATCACATAGCCGATGCCCACATAGGGCGGCTTGGCATTGTCACCATACTTGATGACATTGACGGTCTTGCTTTCGCCATAGGTGAACGGCTCCGGCTCGGGCAGGCCGTAGATCATGCGTTCCGCATCCTCGTGGGGGGTGTCCGCCGTCAGGCCCACGGTGCCGTCGGAGAAGGTACCGCTCTCGGATTCAGCGGACTTATTGTCCGCGTAGAAGATGTTGTCATCTGCCGCGTTGACATTCAGCTTGACGTCAACACCGCGAGCCAACCGCCTGCCCTTGGTGTAGGTGATTGCTCCACCAGCATTGTTGTACAGGCCAACAATAGGGGAGGAGAAACCGATAATTACTTTTCCTGCTTCTGTATGATCCATGATTATTCTCCTTCAAAAACATCTTGAATTTCTGCATCGATGACCTTTTCCATAGCCTCGATGGCTTTCTTGCGTGTGGCGTTTACAGCCGGCCGGACAAACGGCATCTTAGCGCGTACAGAGGAGCCGCTTTCCGTGGCCGCTGCAACAAGCTGATTAGGAACGCCCTGCGGGTGTGTTTCCGTGGGGTAACTGCCATAACCGTCGAAACCGGCTTTTGTGTGAACAAAGCCGGTGCGGTCTCTATCTATAGGCGTCAGGCCAAAGCTGTCTACCAGGTCTTTTTTCTGACCTTTCGGAATCCCGTGGAACACCTCGCCGGGCTGAAGATGCCTAAACGGCTCTTCCGGGAGAGCTTCCAGATTGTCGCGGATTTTATCCGCCACAACGGCGGCGCCGGCATGAACCGCCTTTTCCAGCGTCTCATCCTTAGCAAAGGTGCGCTCCAGCTCCTGGAGCTGGGAGAAGAACCTCTCCGAACTCTTAAAAGAGATCTTCGCCATGGCTAGATTTCCCAGACCCACTCATAATGCCAAAAGCCTGTATCCGGCTCGAACTGCACGCTGTTCAAGCGCCAGGCAACACCCGGCGTGTTGTTCAGCGACTGCTCAAAGGCATCCTTCCAAGGGTCAAACTCCTTCTTGGTAAACAGATCTGTCGTGCCGGTGACGCCGGTCTCCACATGACGGTTACCAGCGACCATGTCGGCCGCGCCATCCTCCTGCCAGACGAAATACCGGCTGGATTTCAGCCGGCTGCCATGGCTCACCTGATCGGTGACCGCCGTATGCGCTGCGATAATTCTTTCATACCAGGGCATTAGGGCATCACCTCCAGATTCTGTTCGATGTTCTTAAGCGACAGATCCAAGGAAGGCGGAAACACATCCTTAGCAACCTGAACCGTGTCGATGCGGTACTGTTTACCGTCGTGGGTGATCGCCACATCCTGCGAAGTGACCGCCACCCGGGGGATCCGGATCACCTTCACGATCTCCGCATGGTTCTGGCGGCTCACATACAGGCGTGTAATGCCGAGAGCGCGCTCTTCGTAGCGCAGAGAGTACTTGTGGGAGAGCTTCTTCACCGGTTGCCTGCCGGGTGCTGCTGCATTCGTCACAGCATAAATCTGCACCAAGCCGTCGTTGTACTGCTGCGAAATATCGTTATTCGCCCGAAAGGGCATTTTCCTTTGCCGCATACTGCTTCACCTTCCTACCGTTCTGCATCGCGAGGATCAGGCTCATGTAGTTATTTTCAAACACATCCAGAGCACCATCCCGGGCATACCGCGCATACTCAAAAAGCAAGGTGCGGGGAGTGCCGTCCGATGCGTAATCGGCGGCCTCCCCCAGCTTGTCGTTCAGGTATGCCATACCGGAGCGGATGAAGTTCCGGGTTTTTCGGTCCGTTGCTTCATCCGCCCAGGTAATATCCAGATAGTTCTTTACATCCTCAAGCAGCTCGGCAGGGATTTCTGCCGCCGGCATCAGGACTTGGTAACGGTGACGGTGTAGGTATCGGTGGTCTCACCGTCTGCGGCCGTCACCTTGATGGTCACCTTGTTCGCACCGGCCTTCCACTCGATAGCGGTACCGTTGGAAACACCCACACCGTCCACATCGATGGCCAGATCAGCGCCGGCATCAGAGGGGATCGCGGTAATGGTGTTGGAACCGTTGGTGGTCTCGGCAGCGTAGGCCTTGGTCGCACTGTCAAAGACGGGAGACAGAGTCAAAGCGCCGATCTTCAGGGATGCCAGAGTGGCAACCTCAGAAACCGCCACAGTATCCGTGGAGGCCACCTGCGTCACCTTGTAGGTGGCAGGCTGCAAGCCGGTGATATCCAGCCGGATGAAGGCGTTGTCGTCCATGGGCATGCCGTTGGCGTACAGCTTGATCAGGTACATGCGCTCATCCTCCAGGAAGTGGTAGTGATCGGAGAAGTCGATCTTACCGTTCTTGTCGGTGCCGGCAAGGGCAGCGTAGCGCTTACCGATGCCGATAACTGCCTCGCCGCGGGCCAGAGCACCGGAGGGAATGATGGTCATGGGATAGGGCATCACATCGTTACGGTAGGAGCCATCCGGCGCCATCAGGGTGGTGGCAGGCATGACCTTCTGGAAGTAGTCCTGGTGGTTGACGATGAACAGCACATCAGTCACCGGTCGGCTGTTGCCGTTGGCATCCACAGCCAGAAGGGAGAGCAGACCACCGATGGAGTCGGGGGTAATCTCGGTCAGCGCCACCACATTTTTCTTGGGGTAGACGCCTCCGGTAACGATAACGCCCTCGCCAACCTGACGGGTCGTGCCAATAGGCTTATCCTTGCCGTCACCGTCGACAATACCGACCTCCAGGCCGTTTGCCAGGGCTTCGTACAGGACCTCACGGATGTACTTATCCAGCCACTCAGGACCCAGCTCCAGCATTGCCTTACCAACAGGCAGGAAGGCAGAGAGCTTAAACAGCGTGGTGGAGACCTCCTTAAAGCCAGAGGTCAACTCCTGCACGATCTTATCGGTCAGCTGACCCCAGGCGGCCTGCTGATAGCCGTTGGTGTTGATGAACAGCTTCACCGCACCGCCGGAGGGAATGAAGTTGATATGGGACAGCAGAGGATGATTCTTCTTCAGATCCTCGAAAACACTGTCGATGGTGGTCTTGGGCATGACCACATCCAGATTGGCCAGTGCCTGTTTGGGATCTGCCGCGCCGAATGCCTGGATCAGCTTTTCACAGTAGGTGCGCTCCTCGGTGGTCAGCAGGCGCACGCCACGGGCGGTCAGGATCCGGCTATCCATCTCCTGGCGCAGGTCGTTGATCTGCTGCTCATACTGCTGGAAGGTCTGTTCGCCGATGACCTCCATCATGGAATCGAAGGCCTTGTAAAAGCCCTCGGTGTCGCCTGCCTTAATGGCAGCCTGCATAGCAATGCGGGACTGCTCCCGCTGCTGGGTGATGTCATTGGATTTCATATTTTGTTCTCCTTTCAACTGAACATTTTGATGATGATATTTTCGGTCGGGGTTTTCGGTTGAGGGACTGCGGGCGCGACCATTTCCCGCAGCTGAGCCGCCAGGCTCTTCTGTATCTGGATGCGCTGCTCCAGACTGATGTTGGCATGCTGCAGCACTTCACTGGCCTTGGACATATCCGCATCGGCATCCGCGTAGCGGTCAGCAAAGCCATAGGCGATGCACTGCTCGGCAGTCAGCCAAGTCTCGGCGTCCATCATTTCCACGAGCTTGTCCTCGGTGAGCTTGTCGCCGGCGCGGCTGAGGTAAGCCTGACGGCCAGCCTCGTTGATGGTGTCCAGATCATCGGCAGACTTGCGCAGCTCTGCGGCGTTGCCGTAAACGCCCAGAGTCATGTTGTGGATCATCATCAGCGCATTGCGCGGCATGACGACCTCATCGCCCGCCATGGCGATGACCGATGCAATGGAACAGGCAAAGCCGTCCACATGGACCACCTTC